GCCGTGGCATTGGTCAAATTCTGACCAAGGATTGCGGCAAGACCCAACTCGTTTATTTGTGATGATATTTCTTTGAGCCGTTCTTGTTGTGCTGAAAAGCTATTACCCGCTGGTTCTATATATTCAATTCTTGCCTCCGCTGGCATTGCGAAAGCTTCCCCTGGACCTGCACTGATTTCACCATCGCTTGGTGGCATTCCAAATATCGAGAGCATTGGCACAGCAGCGCAATGCAAAATATTGTCGTAATCGCTCTGAATCTGATAATGCTTCAAGTTCAATTCCCCTACGTCACTCATCGGCGGACGCGACTCTAAGTAACCAACCTTATTTGAATAAGCAACAGCAAAAGGAATTACATCTAAAGACGTTGTGCCCTGCTCCTCAATCTTAAATTCACCGTCCTTATTCTTGCGATGAATCTCAAAAGATCCAGGCGTTAGCACCCTGACTTGCTCCACTTCCTTAACACCATATAGACCATCTTCAACTAAAACCCGTTCGACTAAACGCAACTGAGTTAAGAAATCCTTCCCTTCTTTTTTCTCAGTCTTCCAACCAATAATATCCCTAGGCGAATAAGTTACCCAATAAGGACGGCCATCTTCAGTCTCTAAAGCAGGTGCATCGACGAGTACTCCACAGTGTCCATAGCGTAAGAGCTTGCGACAAGTCTCATAGGTCCAGATATTCAAGTCGTTATTAGACAAATCAACATCGAACAAAGCTTCCCGAATAACATCAGGCGTATCATTTAACTGCACTGGCTTACGGGTCAACATACCCGCCAGCATCCTTTCGATTCTAATGAAATAAGGACTTAAAACACTTCTACTAAGTCTTGCATCATAACTAAGGTCCGTTTCGCGTTCCTCCTGCGGCAAGTATTTTCGATGCTTAGATCTGATTTCATACGTTCCCTGAACAATGGTTTCAATCAGTCCCCAATGAGGCTGCATATTCAACCATTGCTGGTTTGGGTCGTCAACTTCAACAACACGCGCTTCCGCTGGCTTTCTGTTTTGTCTATAACCGCCGTATGCGCTGAAAGTCACGTGAAAATCCTCACTTAATAAATTCTAATTCCTGTTCTGCTCCCTGCACGGGCATACAGAATAGAGAACTCTCGATATACACAGTATCCTAATGCGTCATTCATGTGATCGAAACCATTTAACTTGTCAGGTTGTTGCGTTTTCTCATCCCACGACTGAAGTTCAAGGCACTCAATCACGCGGTGCACACGGGGGCTAACCTCCAACCGTGATTCTCCTTTGGAATTACATAAAAGATTTTGTAAAGTCTGTACTCGATCTTTGATTGCGGGGTTCGATCGCGGCGACATGTTGGTAAAGCCATAAGATTCGAGTATGGATATATCGGTCCTAGAGGCGTTTGCGTTTGTCGAGCGTTGCGAGCCTGAAGCATCTGGGAATACCTGAATTTTACGATTTGGATAACGCCTAACGATTTCCTGAGCGAGTCCGTCAGTGTCGTGCGCCTTCACAATTTCGTCTATTATGACCAACTTATTTCCGTCCCGCACACATACAACAGCATTTGTATTAGAAACGTTGAAGTCAATTCCTATTTTTAAAGTTTCTTGACTGTAATCTGGCAAATTATCTTTGACGTGAATATCCCTAGAGAATCGATCATATACTTGACCCGTTGTTAAATTGACGAACTGCCCGTCGAGATAAGCCTTGATTAATTGCTCTGAATAATTTTGCTCAAGTGATTGAATAAATCCATCAGGCAAATAAGGATTATCCATTGTTCTTGCTCTAATCAATGCGGTGTCTTCCGTTGCGTCTTTGTCAAAGGTATGAAATGCCCAGCCATATCCCTCTGGTGTCGTTGACGCATAGAACTGTTGATTATTGCCCGATCTCAATCTGGCTAATGCCATATTCATGGCGTTGGTGGCTTCACCCATAGGAATAGTGTCAGCCTCATCAAATCCACAAGCACACAAGTTTTGTCCGCGTAAGCGTTGATAAGTCAGAATCGTTCTAAGCAATATTTGATGATTTCCTTCCTCAAAATGAAGCGTAAATTCAGGCAACGGTGACGCTCTATAACTAAAAGGAATTTGCCATTGATCAAAGAGATCATTCATCGTCCTAATCAAAATATCCCGAAGCATCACATTGGTCGGCTCGAAAATAGCTGAAACATAGCCAACGTTATCGGCGGCAATAATACTGGCTTTCGCTACTAATCCATGCGTCTTTCCGGCTCCAAAACCACAGACTAGGCCCAGTTTTCGGTGCTCTGTATCTTCTACAAAGGCCCTTTGATGAGGCAAGAGTCCTTCAAGTATTCGAGCCTTAACTTCTGCCGCCGTAGGCAAACTATTAATAGAAGACTGATAGGCAAAAGCGGTAAGCGGTTCCTTGTCACATATCCCAGCGATTAGAGAAGTCAACTTAATTCAAACCTCAATAACCGAGCTTGTAATTCCACAGCGCGTAAAGCTGCCTGGTGATTACCACGTTTTGCTGCTTGAGCTTCGTAATTTTGAAGACGGCTAAGAGCAGACAACAACCATTGGGGCCTCTCGATTTCAGCATCTAATTGAACCAGTGTGCGGGCGCGGGCAATATAGGTTTCTGATTGTCTTAATTTGACACCGTAATTTTCCGCACAATGCTGTACCACCTGAGTTTTACTGTGGCCATTAATCAATAAGTTATAAACAGAATTAATTCTGCAATCAACTTCTCTATCAGTGGATTTCTTAGCCATAGGCTAAATATAGTTTATTCATTGAAATTTGGTTCGTAAGCAGTGTGGAGATAATTTTTAATCGAGTTTAAATCACGGGATAGCATCATTATAGATTCATCATCAATAGGGTCTTGATCATCGATAGCATTATCGGCGATAGCAGCCGCAGTATTTTTGGCCTGAGCGAGGATAAGGATGAGGCGATCCACTACGGGTTTGTTCTTAAATGAGACAGTCATGAGACAGAAATGAGATTAAATAAAGGGCGTTCCCGTTCCATCCCGTTCCATGCAATCTATAAACTTACCTAAACGGTATATATCCCCCATATACCCTATATTTATATTTATATATAAAACTAAGGGAACAAAGGGAACATAGTAGAAGAAAGCAACGGGCAACAGGTTTTTGAGGTGTTCCCACCGAGGGAACAAGGAAGGAACAGCTAGGAACTTTGAGAGGACCAGACCCATCTAGGGGAACCGTTCACTCTTTTCTTTTTGCGCTCATAATTGAGCGATTTGAGAATGTTTGAGACAGCCATAACATCGGAGCGCGTTTGTCGTTCGGTTGTCTTTTCGATCGCTTCTGTAAGCAAAAGTTCAATTGTGACATCCTTCATTTTATTCGACGGGTTGTTAAGCCATTGAGCTATTACTGGCTGCCAAGGAGAATCGACAAGGTATGACATGTTTTCATTTGCAATTTGATTTTCTTGTTCTGTTGAGAGAAAAGAAGACTCACCATTGCGGTATGCATGAACGGCGGCTGACCATATTGCATCGCGCTCAAGTTGTAGCGAATCCAGGTCGATCGGTTTTTCCATATCCCTTTGAACGGGGATGACATGAAAGCGACGGTTGCCAGTTTCATCAACTAAGAAGCCGTCGGATTTATTTGTTGAGCCGACGATGATCCCGCGCCGTGGCCATTCTTCAACAGAGCGACCGTAAGGGACGCGCATTAAATCAGTTGACCTTGATAGAAAAGATTTAATTTGACCTGCATGTTTTCGACTGGTGAGATGATCTAACTCAGCCATTTCACAAATCCATGAGCGAGATAATTGAAGAACAGAATCTTTCTCCGCGATATCGCCTAAAGAATCTGAAAAAAACGGTCCGCCGAGTGCGGCCCAGAAGCTTGATTTCCTCGCCCCTTGTGGCCCTTGAAGAACGCAAGCTGAATCGTGTTTTGAACCTGGCTCGAAAACGCGGCGCACGGCGGCGATCAAAGTAGCTTTGAGCATTGCGTCGTAAATCGTAGGTTTTCCGATCGCTGCGTCTTTCGGTCTTAGATAGGTTGTTGCTAATTGATCTATATATGTGGGTTCGATTGAACTGACAT